GCTAATACAGAATTGGTGTCTTTCATGCCAAACAAACCACTTTTAGCAATAGCATCTGCCATACTCTGCATATCGTTGAAACTAACAATGTTACTCATGTAAACCTTTCTAATAATGTTAGGACTGTATCAATGACGGTACTAGCAGTCATCACATAAATGGCTATATCAATGTTGTTCATGGGTTAAACCTCTCCAAGATAAATCTTGAGCAATATGTTTCATAGCTTTATTTAAAGAAAGCCTCCAACATTTACCAGACCAATAAGCATATATATGAAACTCATCTCTACCAACTTCGTATAGACCAACACGTACTGGTTTGATGTGAGGAGGATACCAATTCGTCTTTTTCATTTAATGAGGAACCTCCTAGAACCAGCTTGTTCTACAACAAACTGTTCATAAATGTCCGGCATAGCTGACTGGAATAAAGTAGAACTAAAGCGTTTAGAGGACTTAGAACTTCTCCAAGTGACTAACACATCACCACTTACAGAACGTATTTCTGAGGCATTACCCATGCTATCTCTGAGATATGTTTCTATCTCTTCAGCCTGAGCCTCCATCTGTTTAATTTGTTCCTTCATCTGCTTGAGGTGCTGGATACCTTTCTCCATATTCATGGTAGCCATAATAGCGTTTTCACTACTGACTGGATATAAGAGTTTAGTCTGTTCAATGGTCTCTGCCGGGGGTTGCGTATTAGCTTTGACATGACCCCAAAAGACTGCCATATTCTTGATTAACTCTTCCTTCTCTTGGTCTGAGATATGGAACTCAAAGGTCTGTAATTCTTGACCACCAAAGAGAACTGCTAGGTATATGTGAGAAAGATTGTGGACGGTAGCTTCATGCACCAATTGTGCATAGTCTGCTTGTGGAACCCGATTAGTATCCACGTCAAACTTATTCCTGACACCAGCACTATAATTCTTAACTTCGATGAGAGTAGAACCATCAGCAGAAATAAAATCAAAGTGAGAACGCAACCAAGACTCGCTAGGATGAGTAAGAGAATAATCAGCATCTTTCAACTCCATCTTTAATCTATCACTTACAAGCCTACCGATGACTGGTTGCATGACATGACCCATTTGGACTGCTTCTATGTCTGATAGGTCAACAGGAGGAAGTGTACCTTGTTTAGTCAGGATGACTTCTACTGCACGACCATTCATTACTTGACGTGTATCACTAGCCCACCAAGCACTATTGCGTATCTCTGGTGCAAAATCATTTCTATCGTTAGCCATTATTTAACCCTCGCTTTCATCATTGCATCTGCAAAACCGTAAGAAGATTCTTCAATCCATCCACCTTTTGCACCACCAAATTTAAGGATTTGTTCTTGTAATTTTGGATTTGCTAATAAACCTTGCATAGCTTTAGCAGCAAAGTAATCTCTTAAATCCATACCATCTTGACCATAATTGTGTTCTTTTGATAATGGAAATGCTTTCATAGAACCTCCGCTAATGATTTAATAATCTCTTTAAGGTGTTCATTCTCATCTTCCAACTTACCTATTTCGGACTCTTGTTCCTCAATAACTTTAGCCTTCTCGGATAGGTGTTCTAAGAGTGTAGTGTTAGAAAAAGATAGTTCATCATTAAAAATTTTTAAGTTTTTTAAATCAATCTCTAAAAGAGATATTTGATGAGTTAAAGAATGTATTTCATGGTTAACTTCTTTACTCTCTACGGGATTCTTTCTTGGTCTGCCTCTAGTAGCCATTATCGACCTCCAAAGATGTGTGCAAAGTCATTAAAGATGTCATCCATCATGTCTTTGGTATAACTGGGTTGTTGTCTCTTGAGACCGGATTCAACACGAATAATGTCGAAATCCTCTTGGGTTGCTTGATTGTTCTCTGCTCTTTCAATAGCATCTTCAAGCATACGTTGTCGTTCTAAACTGAACTGTGCGTAATATTCATTACTCATACTACCTCCTAATAAGTTTAATTAAGTGTTTAATAAATTGACTACATACAACAGTTACAACTATACATCATATAATCTATATCCACAATACTTTTTTATTAATTTGGGGTGTTGTATTTATACTACTATTTTTTGGGTATAGTAGTCCCCTACAATAGTTTCTCTCTTGTATTGTGTAGTCCGGACTTATATTACTCAGTGAACAGTCTTTAGTATAAGGTATATGAGAGACATAGCCCATTAGGTAAATGATACTGACTAAAGTCAGTATCATACAAGTACCAAATGCGTACTCGTCTCTTTCTACTCTTTTTAAAATAGAGAATGTTTTTGTTGTCATCGACATTAGAACCACTCCTTTTGATTAACTTCAGGTACAGAACATTAAGCGTATAAACACCAAACCCCTTATATATATAAAGGGGACTGAGTCTTTTTTACAGACTAACACCATTGTTTATTAGGTCAAGAGAACCTTTTTATCCGCTTTAACTGTGTCATGTCGCTGCGAGGACTGGGTCATAGTCCCATGTATATATACAGATTCTAGCCAATAAAAAAACCCTTAAGAAGATTCTATGTTCTCACCCCTAACGACTGTTTATCGTAAGGGCATAGAACCTACTTAAAGGTTTTATACAGGTGAGAATCTGCATTGATTGAAATAGTACAAAAAAAAAGAGAGACTGTCAAGCCTCTCTAAAATCGCCTAAGGTATATCAAGAATGATTATAAACCTAATTGGGCTAACACTCTGCCAAACCATATCTGAAACCTTGTAAATGGGACTGGGACTCTTTCGAGGTTCGTTGTATCTGTGGTCCTATAAAAATGGGTCTGTCCAGTCCACCCACTACTAATTAAATTCATTCCTTTTTTATCTGCATAACGCATATAAACCCCCTACATTAAGTTAAAAAATTAGGGGTAATACATACCCCTATAAAATGATGATAATTGATTTAAAGACTATTTAAAAGATTCCTCGTATTCCTCGATAGATTCTATTTCAGTATCCAAAATACTAATTTGTTCCGTATCATCAATACATAAGTTATCTAATAATTTCAAAGCGTGTTCCTTAGAATCAGCTTCTATTCTTGTCATTACTTCTATGGTTTGTTTAATAATATATTCCATAATTAAAACCCTTTCGCATAAATATAAACAAGTGCAAGTAAAGAACCCATAAACACCATAAAGATAGTACCTAGTAAATAATCTATAAATGTTTTCATTTCAATACCTCCAGTTGACCGGATACACTTAATGAGAATTGAATAGCTTTCTTTAAATTCTTAAATGTTTTCCAAGCTATTGCCTCTTGACCGTAACAAAATGTTTTATAGTAAACACGTATCATAATCAATACTCCCCATTGATTAGGTTAGATTCTAATTCACTTATTAAACCGTCAAAATCTTCACTAGCACCTAGTACACTTGCAATAGTGAAAACAATACTAACCGGTACGTTCATACTTTCAGCTAAACTGGTTAGATATTCTTTACGGTTAGCATATCCATATTCTAAATAAACACTCATAATAAAACCCCTTATAAAGTTAAGATAATGATTATCTAGTGATAATCCGATAGATACCTATTGTTTAAGTATCTACCGGCTTATAGCACTAATTAAGCCGCTATCTCTAATTGTTTAAAACCTACTAAGTAATCCGTTGATTTTTGAGCATACGCACTAGCTTTGAATATCATCTTGTTATCATTCTTTAATGCTTGTAACCATGATTGAATATAACCCTCATGACGGATATCACCCTTAACCGCATATTTTTCACATAAGAAAGCTGAACCTAATTCAGCGATTAATTCCTCGAAAGCGTACGCAGTATCACCAAAGCGTTTTCCTTTGGTTCTGTCTAGTCTATGTTTAGCACCAGACCAGTGAGTTAACTCATGTAGTAATGTTGCATAATAATTAGCTTCGCTATTGAAATCACTTTTAACCGGCATATTAATAAAATCATCATCACGTTTATAATATGCACTATTCCCTGAATGTCTAATACTTGCACCAGTATTGAGAACCATATTATCAATATCTACATTATTCATAAATGGTTTGTCTTCGATATCCCTAGGCTTAATCTCGATTCCCTCTACTTGTTCCGCATTGAATACATAGCTAGTAGTGAATACAGAGTTATAACTAACCTCTTCACCCTCACTGGTAACCTTAACACCAGCAACCGGCTTATAGAATACGATACGTGTACCTTTTTCATGTAGCTTTACTTTGGCACCTAAGTCACTCCATTGTTTAAATGATGCCCAAACGTTAGACTGGTATCCGCTCATACCTAGAATGATTCTATTAATCCCGTTGTACTCTCTACCGGTTTTAATATTCTTATCTAGTGTGTTTTCAGTATCCCATGGTTTAATCCAAGGAATACAACCAGTCTCTAGCTTCTCTATGATTCTATTAGTTACTTCTGTATAGATATCGATTTTGTTAGTAGTCATTTTTACTTCCTTCCTGATAGTTAATACACCTGATTGATTGAATTGTTTGCTACTTGTATATAATTATATATATAGTTTTATAGAAAAACAATACTTTTATATAAATATATTTATAGTCTTTTTACTTATAGTTTCATCTAGCCTTATATTATATTAAGTATAAGAGAAAATATTGTTTATTAGTCTTATTGGTTATCTAACTATAAGGTATAAAGTAGGGTTAAACAAATGTTTAAATATATACCTACTCTCACCGTTGCGTATAAACAACAATAGGGATATGGTCGGTTATACGCTTATTAAACGCTTGTTTAATACTCTTATCTCTTTAGATTAGGGATAGGGATAGGCTTAGACTATCGTTACAGTATAACTGATAGACGGAACCTAAGAGATGGGTTTGAAGTCTGTAGGTGCGAGACCCCCAACCGTCTCCTCCCCAAAAAAATATGCTATATTGCTACTTATTAGTAAGGAGAGATAGATGATTAAGATTAATAAAGGAATACCAATACCAAATAGTAAGGTAAGAAGAGCATATCCTTATGAGGTAATGGATATAGGAGATAGTTTCTATGTAGAGGGAGCATCATTACCGGTAGTATGTAATAGTAATTGGAGATATGGTAAGAAGTTAGGGATGAAGTTTATTGCTTCTAAAGATGAGAAAGGGGTGAGGGTATGGAGAACGGCATAGGCAGTCGGATAAATATGGTTCAAGAGTTAGCAGACCAAGAGGCTAAGGCTCAGTATATGGACAGATGTACGAAGATGAACTGGAATCAGTTGTTTGCTGAACTGGTGAGAGTGCATACGGAGAGTGCAAGGATGTTGCAAGCTGCTTATGCTGAACTAGATAGAGTGAATGAATTGTTGAATAGGGATGAAGATGGCGACAGTTTCAACACCGAGACAAGTCACTAGTGAAGTGATAGAGCAGTTATACAAGAATCGTTTGGAGTTGAAGAACGATATGCAGCGTGTATTGGGTTGTTTTAGTAATGAAGAGAAGAGACAACTTGTTGCAGAGTGGAAAGCCAAGTATAGTGAGCGTAAGGTTGAGGAGTTGATACGTTTTGCGAAGAATAAGAAAGCGTGTTATACGATGGCTCATTGGGATATTGATAACTTTAGAAGCACAAGGAAATGAACTTTAACTTAAATAACTTCTATCGGTTCTGTGACCAGTTGTCGGTGGAGACGAAGGAAGATGGTCTCAAGAAACTCACCAAGAGGTTAGGCACCCAGACCTATGTCATGGATGAGATTGCTAAAGGTCTTGCTGAAGATGTCCATTTCTTTGTTATTCTCAAGGGTCGTCAACAAGGTATCACAACAATCTCGTTAGCACTCGATTTATATTGGCACTTTATTCATCCGGGATTACAAGGTACTTTAGTGACCGATACGGAAGAGAATAAGGATATGTTTAGAGGAACGCTTACCAACTACATGGAAGGTTTACCACAAGCCTATCGGATTCCGATGGTCGCCCATAACAGAAATGGATTATCTCTAAAGAACAGAAGTCGTCTTTTTTATCAGGTTGCTGGTTTAAGGGCTAAAGGTTCTTTAGGTCGTGGTAAAGGTATTACTTACTTGCATGGTACTGAGACAAGTTCTTGGGGAGATGAAGAGGGACTTGCCTCCTTGCTGGCATCATTAGCTGAGAATAATCCTAAGCGTTTATTTGTCTTTGAGAGTACAGCACGTGGATTTAATATGTTCCATGATATGTATGTCACTGCGAAGAGAGCCAGAACACAACGTGCTATCTTTTGTGGCTGGTGGCGGAATGAGTTTTACTCTGCTGACCCTGAGAGTAATGTTTACAAAACCTACTGGGATGGTAAGTTAACTCCGGAAGAGAAGGAGTGGACGAAGGATATTAAGAAGTTATACAACATAGAAATTAATTCACGTCAGATGGCATGGTGGCGATGGAAGTTGTATGAGGGGATTAAAGATGATGCTCTCATGTATCAAGAGTTTCCTCCTACAGAAGATTATGCTTTCATTATGACTGGTAGTAGTTTCTTTTCAAATGCGAGGTGTACAGATGCTATTAAATTGGCTAAGAAGATTCAACCTGACAACTTTAGATATTCTTTCGGGTCTAACTTTCAAGATACACAGGTTCTTAAATCAACAGACCGTTTGGCTACGCTCCGGGTATGGGAAGAACCAATTGATACAGCTTATTACGTTATTGGTGCTGACCCCGCTTACGGTAGTTCTGATTGGGCTGATAGGTTCTGTATACAAGTGTTTCGTTGTTATGCTGACGGTATGGACCAAGTTGCGGAGTTTGCTACATCGGAATTAAACACCTACCAATTTGCTTGGGTCATTGCTCACCTTGCCGGTGCTTACAAGAACAGTACCCTCAACTTAGAAATCAATGGTCCGGGTCAAGCCGTCATCAATGAGATGCGTAACTTAAAACGTCAAGCAGCAGCCATGAAAGGACCTATCGGTAAAGACCTGATGGATGTCTATAGTTCCATGTCTAACTATATCTGGCGAAGAAACGACACCCTTGGTGGACCAAGTAACAGTATTGGCTGGTTAACCACCAGTGCGACTAAAGAGAGGATGCTTTCTTACATGAAAGATTACTTTGAACGTGGCATGATGCAAACCTTAAGCCTTGATTTAATTGAAGAAATGAAAACCATTGTCAGAGATGGTGGCAGTATTGAGGCTTCTGGTCGTAACAAAGATGATAGAGTCATAGCCGCAGCACTAGCAGCAGCCGCCTATGCCGAACAAGTACAACCAAGACTCGTCCAACAAGGTATTACTCGTTCTATCTCCATGAAACAAGAAGAGTACACACCAGAACAAATTGCAGTAGGTCGTAATGTTTCTGACTATCTCAAGAGAATTGGAGTCTACGGATGAGAGACCCGATTATGCCCAAAGCAAGACTGTTGCGTGAAATCAAGCGTTTTGTTAAAGACAAGAACCGAGGTATCTCCAAACAACTCTTTGCTGAACTATGCGGTATCAGCTACCCATTATTTCGGGATGTCTTTGAATATGAAACGGTACCCATGACAGAGACTACACAAATACGGGTATCACGTGCGTATGCTGCCTATCAGCGTGGTGAAGTCGCCATCATGCAAAACCGAGATACATCCAAGTTTGTCCAGTTTCGGAAAGAAGCAAAGCCTGTCTATCAACGCAGTACCAGTTTACAAGTGGTAGATGGTCAAATTAAGATTAAGGTAGGGATTCGTAATAAAGCGGATTATTCAAGTAGTGATTTAAACGAACAGCTAGGGGGAAACAATGGCTAAAGTATTACACGATTACAAATGCAGTGAACATGGTTACTTTGAGGGTTACAAACCCACTTGTCCGATGAAGCAGTGTGCCGGAGAAGTCTTGATGGTTTTCTTACAACCACCGGGATTAGTTGGTGAGAAAACAAAAAAGAACGATAAAACCTTGAAACAATTAGCGATTGACTTTAAGATGTCAGATATTAAGTCAACACGTGTCGGTGAACACCAATCTGGTTACTTAACCAAATATGGTCCAACTGAGGAAAAGGTAGAGAAAATGCCCGATGTTCCACGTGAAGCAAGACCGGGAGATGCTGCTGTTTGGGGTGGGGGATTCCAAAATCTCAATATGGCGAGTATATTATCGGGAAGAGCAGTACAATCTGTAAAAGGAGAGGCTGTCGGATTAAGTCCATCTGAAGCCGGTATCCGTCAAGGACCGGTGATAGACCCGAAAGCTACAATGCGTGACCATGAAAACTTGAAGATTAAAACATGATAATTCCACCAAATCCTGATGAACGTGAGTTTTTTTATAAAGACTTAATTCGTAAGTGTGAAGTATCGATGAATGAACGTAGGACCGATTACTCCAATCTTCGGTCTTTTTATTTGTTCGGTAACTCCTCAGAAGAGTCTCCTGCCGTATTCAATAAGATTCATCCACATATAGACCAACTGACTAGTTTCTTGTACAGTTCAGAAACCACACGATTCTCCATCAATACGGGTGCCTCAGTAGACGAACGAGAACAATACAAAGTTCCTAAACTCACACAAGCCCTTAACGATGAATGGCTCAACTCCAATGCAGACCAAGTATTCTCAACTGC